TGACGATGAATAACACAGCATTTGAATGGCTGGCCTTGATCGGCGTTAGCGCCGGTCTTGGCTTAATGATGATTTATGGCGCATTGGGTGGTGTGACAGCATGAGTAAGCATACGCCAGGTCCTTGGAGGATCTGCATAAAACCAAAGAGCAATCATTGGCATGCTGGATTAACTGTTGGAACAGATGAGCGGACACAGCTCCGAATTTGTGATCCATGCGTTTTGAATCCTAACTCAAGAGCCAACGCCCGCCTAATCGCCGCCGCGCCGGAGTTGTTGGAGGCGCTTATTGATATTGAGCGAACCGCTGGCATTGCAGCATCCGAATCTGATCCAGTTAGAGTTCGCGCCCGCGCCGCTATCGCCAAAGCAACCAGAGATACAGCATGAAAAAGTGCCGAATCATTCAAGCGGTTGAATACCGCGAGGCAGAGAAAGACGTGTTTTTCGCCGTGATTACGCTGCTCGTGTTTTTAATCGTGGCCTTGAGCCTTTGGGCGGAGGTGGTGTGATGAGCTACAAAGTACGCGCTTGGCTATTGGCTTTTTTAGGCTGCGGCCTGTTTTGGTGGATTGTTTGGGAGGTGGTGAGATGAGCGAACAGAAAATGCGGGAGGCTTTGGAGCAGGCAAGGCTCGCACTTGAGCCTTACGACGATGTAAAGCCCCGCGACTGGATTAGCGATAGGCAACGGATTAAGACTGCCCACGCGCTTGTTGTCGAAGCCCTATCCCAGCGCGAGGCGCAGGAGCCGGTGGTGAAGCCAATCGGCTACATAACCCAAGATTGCCTCAATGACCTATCGTCTGGCAGAGATGTTGTTCTTCGGCACTCCGTAAGAAACACGCCTGTCTACACCACCCCACCATCGCGTGAAGTGCCGGATGAAGGAAAGCTGTGGTCGTTCCTTCGCAATGTGCTGTCGCAGGGTGCTGCAATCCATCAGGACAAGCATGACCATTACGAGCGGTATTCAGCGCGTCTTGATGCTGCTGCCGCCGAGCGCGCTACCGAATTGCTCGCCCTTCTCGCCAGCAAAGGGGGTGCAGAATGAACAGAGAACAGATTGCGGCGCGGCTCAATGAAAACGAGGACGCCGTGTTCAACATAGACACAATTGAAGCCATCGAAGCCATCGTGCGCGAAGCCGTGGAAGCGGAGCGGGAGTCCATAGCGGTAATGATTGAGCCAAAAAACGATAAGTCAGATTGGACTAAATACGCGCACCACTGCGCAATGCTGGCAAGAATTATCCGCGCTCGCGGGGAGAAAACGATATGAAAATCACAAAGGATCAAGCTGTTGCGCTTGCGAATGATGCTGGTGTCTGCGTTGGTGCTCGGTGCATTGCCGAGGCAGACGAGCTTCAGCGCCTGTGCCAACTTGCCATCGACGTAGCCCTAGCCGCCCAGCCAGTTGCAGTGCCGGATGGGTTTGTGCCAGTGCCGGTAACAAGCACCAGCGCGATGGACATTGCCGGAGTCGAGTTTGCGGAAGGGTGCTCGCTGGCAATCAGCAGAGGTTTTGTTGAAGATTTATGGTCAGCCATTCTCGCCGCCACCCCGAAGCCAGAGCAGCTGTGCCTGACCTGCAACGGCCACGGCCTCATCGGCGGACACAGCGGGCAGACGCCAGACAGCTATGAGGAGCACTCGGAGCCTTGCCCAGACTGCACAAAGCCCGATCAGCAGGAAGCGCCGGAGCTGACGGATGAGGAGATGATCAAGATGATCAACGCGATGGCTTGGAGAGGTGAGCGAGTGCTATGTATTTGCAGGGCAATTATCGCCACAGACCGAGCCAAGCGAGCCACCCAACCCGCCGACGACCCCGCCGCCGCATGGCGAAACGAAGGATTCAACGAATGGAGACAAGCCCGTGCCAGCCGTACCACTGAGGACTAAGATTGCCTGCATCGTGCCGCTAATCGAAGCGCAGGCCGGTACGCGTGAGATTCAGGCGGAATACTACGCACACACGGGAATTATCCCTAACTCTCGCCAGGTTCGTGACTGGCGAAAACAGCTAGGCCATGCGCGCAAGCTGACGGTGCATGTATTGCCGCCGCTTGACCCGCTAGAGATTGAGGCGTTGCGCGTTCAGGGCTTGGTGAAAAAATACTGGATTCCGACAGACGGTAATCATCTGCTGTGCTGAGTTGGTATGATCTGGTTTCAATAAATAGAGAGGTTGGTATGAGCGATAAAAATAACGATGGTGGGTTTGCGTTTCCGATTGTTGTCAGGGATATTATTTTTGGCGGCATGACCATGCGCGACTACTTTGCGGCGAAGGCAATGCAGGGATTGACCCAGAATATGGAGGCATGGTCACTGCAAGAGGATTCAGTAGCGCTTGAAGCCTACAAAATGGCCGACGCCATGATCCGCGCACGGGAGGCCAAATAACATGTGGGCAATTTACTGGACACCATTAGAGCGAACGAGCCTTGAGCGCTTGAAGGTCAGGGCTTCAAGTTTCAGCGAGGCCATGGATAAGGCATCCGCGCTGATTCCAGAGGATGCACGGATTATTGATTGCGAGCCGGTGGGGGTGGTGAAGTGAGTGAATGGCAACTGATTGAAACTGCTCCTAAAGATAGAACTGCAATAATCATTTGTGACTCAAAAAATAATGTTGGAGAAGCACTTTTTGATGCTGAACGAGAACGATGGTATTGGGCAAACGACAGTTGCGATTGCTGCTGGTATCCAATGCAATACTCAGCAATATATTGGACTCCACTGCCAGAGCCACCAAAATGACCGACCTAGACCACAAACGCCGCCAAGCGCGGGCTAAAGCTGATCAGAACAAATGCCCGTGGGTTCTGTACGTAGACCCACAAGACATAGAGCCACAGTGCATCTTAGATGCGCCTGAGTTTCTAGTGCCAGATTGGGGTGACGTGCTAGAGAAGATTTACCCACGCACTGATGTTAAGAACCACTGGGACACTTGCGCCGTGCATATGGGCATGGCGTGTAGTTGCGGATTGGAGGCGAAATGAATAATCAGAGACTTTTAAGTGATGGCCCGATATTTCTTTGGATAATTGTTGACCGACATGGGCGGCCTTTTAGATCGGCATCTGATGCGACACGCAAAGATGCCATCAATAAGATTGAGAATCACTCTGGCGAAAGATGGCGGACTTTATACAGAAAATACGGATTCCGTGCAGTCAAACTTGTTGGCCGAGTACTTCCAAGATTCGGCGGGCATTATGATTTTGATAAAAACAATTAAGTGAGACGAAATGAAAGCCATATTCGACACCGCCACCAATCGGCTAATTATTAACGGAAAGCACAACGGCAACCGGCGCATGTGGACTATTGTGCTGCAAGCCACCACGCAGATCAGCACTGAGCGCATGGTATTCAAGACCGACGAGCCGTGCCTTGTGTCTGAGCTTGCAGACGTTGTTCACGATCAATTAAGGCCACTACACAACACCGAAGGCGGTTTAATCCGCGTGCGCTGGGAGGCGATGGCGAGATGAGGCCAACCCACCTAAAACAACCCCTAACTAACGAGATCGAAGCCTTTCTCGCCGCAGGCGGTCAAATTAAGACCGCCACGAGGCGACCGGAGGCTGTGCCGTACCTTGGCACGGATAAGCAGGCAAACGCCGTCCTATGCAGCGCTGAGGGCTGTGCATCGCGCCTTGGTATGCGATTGGATAACTTCATTAGCCATGCCAGCGAGCCAACCTTTCCGCAGTGCTATTTGCACCTTGGCGAGCGCAAGTGGTACTGGAAAGAAGTCCACGCATGGCACAGACGCGGCATGACATTTTCGGAGAAGTTTAAGTGAACACCCGCCGCCGCCTAACCCTACAACTCGGCAAAGACCCTGGCGTATGGATTAACCAGCAAGTGACCGCAGGACGAACACTAGCAGACGCAGGGCGAGAGATTGGCCTTAACGAGAGCCTAGCTAAGTATTACCGGCGAGACGCTGGATATGCGCCACTGCGTAAGCCACGATTCGGCCAACTGTCGCCAGACGGCTCAAGCGTTGCTTCATGGCTAAAGCGAAACGGATATGATATGAAAGCGCCTGTCGTGATTAACCGGCTAGTCAAAGGCTGGGACTGGGAGCGCGCCGTATCAACGCCGCCTAAGTTTCGTGGGCCTAATAAACCAAAGGAAGTAAAATGATTTTCCGCACTTATGAAGAGTTACTCGCTATTCCGCAACGTCTTGGCAAAGCCTACATGCAGGCGCGTCAGGCTGCTTTCGATGGCACTGCTGTGGCCACGTACGAGAATCGCCATGAGCAAGAGGCCGCGCGGCTGGGCAAGTCTCACACCGAAGCTGAGATGCGATCCGAGCGTGAGCGGATAGGGTAAGCGCAATTCGCAGGGCTACTGCTCCGACAGCCAGCCCTGCAAGCCAACTAATTTTTGCGTATTTAGATCGCACTGTTCGATGAGTTCAAGCGTTCCCATTCCGTCAGGAAGTCTGTCACTTTGGGCGACTGCATCAGGTGTGCTGGTGGAGTTAGCTTTGGGCAGACTGGAGGCACTGAGGGCTTGTGCGCGCAGGCGAGCAGCGGCATAGCGAGCAGACAGGTCAGCAACGGCTTTTTGATGTTCACGGGTTAATTCCTCGTTGCGCTTAGCATTGGCGGCAATCTTGGCCTGAGCGTCAGCATGGGCTTTTAGCAGTGCGTTTTGCTCAGCAATCACCATGCGGTCAATCTTGCCCTGATAGCGCTGTGCAGTGCAGGAAACAGCAACACTTGCCGCAAGAATAGCGGGCAGGGCGTACTTGCCGATAGTCCACGCAAGAGATGCGGGAATCATTTGTTAGCGGCCTTTCCGTAGTTGGCAGATAGTCGCTGAATCAAGGACTCAACGCCTTTTGGCATCCACTTGGGTAGACCAAACACGGCGACGATGTGCGAGAGAATCCATGCGCCGAGGCCAATGTATTCTGCGATTTCGATAGGACTCATTTATGCACCTCTGCTTCTTTGACTTCGATTTGGTGGATCTTAGTGTCATGGCCATCAACGCGAGTGATAAGCCAACCAATAAACGAACTCATCACAACTAAGGCAAAAGGGAACAGATATTTTGCCGCCGACATGTAAGCCTCGCCACGATGCACGACACCTTCACGGGACTTAGATTCTGTTTCTAGGATTTTCACGCGGTCTGCAAGTGCGTCGTGTTTTTCAGTCAATCTAATCAGGGATGTTAGTGCCTGCCCAACGCCGTCTAATTTGTCAGACAGCTTATCAATGCTGGATTCAATCCTGCTTTGGCCTTGCTGTAAGTGCTGAATCTCGACTGCCATTGATTCCACGTTGCGCTCCGGCGGCATTGATGAACCCCTATCTTGCAGAATCTGTGCCGTTAAATTAAGTAAACGGCGTGTGTTTTGTGTTGGTTTAGTGTATCACGATGCGTACAGCTTGGCCTCAGCTTCACGACGGCGCGTTAGGCCTGCCAGTACGCGACCGCCCGCCTTATTCCAACGCACAAACTGGCCAGCAGCGCCTTTGTAATCGCCATCATTGTGCATTTTTAGCAGTGTAGAACCAGCGAGAGCCCCAAGACCAAGATTGAAAGCAAAACTAACGAGCGCATCGAATTGCCCCTGAGTTGTTTTCGGCGCTGACTTGGCGACACCGGACTCAAATCGCGCCAGATCCTGACGCAAAAGTTTCTCTGCCGTTTCTTGGGTGATGACCATGCCTGGTCGAACGTCCTTTCCGGTGTGACCATAGCCAATCGTGGCAACGCCAGCCGAGCAGTGATAGGTCTGGAGCTTGCAGCCTTCAAAAGACTTGATTAACTCGATGCCGCGATCTGATATTCTCATCGCTTACTCCTGATACGGGAACCGTGCGCGAATGTCTGCGGCCTTGTCGATTAGCTCTTGTTGCGTAGACTCGCCGCGTGCGTACTTTCCTGCAAGCGGGTCGTACTCAGCAGTAAACGCATCCGCACGAGCCTGACGCTGGCGTTCGTTGTGCATCGTGCGTGCTTTTTCGGAGTTGATGGTAATCACAACTGCACCCCCTCAATTTGTAAAACTTCGGCCTTCATCTGATCAATGATCGCCTGCTGCTGCGCTTTCATTCCTTCGCGAGCCTCGTTAAATCGAGCGACTACTGAGGCGTGATCTTCGTCAGATACGCTTTCGGGCTGCTCTGGCTCTGGCAGGGCGGATATCGCGGAGATTTTAGATTCAGCCTGAGCAATAAACCACCGTTGCGGCCCCATGCCAATCCCGTCTGGGTTACTGAAGTCTGCTTCCCATGCGGAGCTGGTTGACCAATCTTCAGGGAGTTCGATGTCCTCCACGATCAGGTATGGGGTGTCGAATGGCGTTGTGAGCTTTGCCAGATCATCCATGCTCCAGCCTTCTAGTTCATAAGTTATGGCAATCTCGCCATTGTATTGAGGATATATAATTTTCATGTGAAATCACCGGAAAAAGGAAAGTTCAAAGTATTCAGAATCAGCAGCGTTTGCTGCGCCATCTCTTGTCACCAAGCCAGAAAATGCTGATGCCGATTTAGTAAACGCAGTTGATCCGGTAGGAACCCTTAGTGAATTAGAAATGCTTGCTGCAAAACCAGTCATTGCCCAGTTTGCATCAGGCATTGGTGTTGTAAAAGTTCCTGAGTAAGTTCCTGTGGCTGTTCTTGTGATTGCCACGTTTCCTGAACCGCGAACCGCTCCGCCTGAGTTACCGTTGAAGTTAACCCAAGCCCGACATCCAAACTCAGGATAAAGCCCAGTCTGCCCAACAATAAAAGAGCTTACATTGCCTGTACTATCCGTGCGGCGGCGCTCAACACCTGCTGTGGTCATGCTGATATTGTCAGCGCCCGGCGAGAAAATGCCGGTGTTCGTGTCGCCAGAAAAGAAGATTCCGGGCGCTGCTGCGCTACCTGCGATAACACCAACAGCCCCTGTAAGCGTACCGCCAGCCTTCGCCAGATAAAGCGCGGCGATACCGTCACGCACCTGCGTTCTAACCGTCTTGCTCGGAGTCAGCCCTGCTGCCAGCACAATGGCGTACAGCTCCTCTTGAACCATGTTCGCCCAGTCGGCATCGACGACCGTTGCTGGCGTGCCGGTGCCGGGGTTGCCGTTAGTAAAAAATCCCTCTGTGCCAGCCGCTAATGGCGTTGGCAGTGTTGCTGAGGCCGTTGCTACATCAGTGCGAAACATTGCTCACCTCACGAATAAGCGAAAATTAAGTTAGTGTGCGCTGGGGATGCCCGACTAATCGCGCATTCCAGCACATTGTTTGCTTGTACGCTAACCAGCGGCTCGCCAACTGTTGACTGTCCAGTTCGGAAGTAGGTTAATGGCGCTACTGCCGATGCATTTACGCGCCAGCTGAAAATCCAGTCCTCGCCGTACAGGTTCTGGCCAACCGTGCTTATGCCCACACGAAACGGACGAAACTCGGTGATCGTCACGGTGTAGCCAAGCATTTCAGCTAGATCAATAAAATACTGAGGCGACTGCCCACCCTGCTGGGTGAGCTTTGATAAAAGATCTGCGCGGCGCTGCTGAACCGTTTCGGCCAGCATGCCAGTGCAATTATCAGGAAGTCCGGCCAGTCGCTCCCAGTCGCTCAGTAGCTCGTTGGTCGTCTTTGGGTCGGCCTCATCATGCAAGGCGACTGCACGCGAATCAACACGAACAAGCTCATCTGCCATTGCTGTGATTAGATTATTTAGGTTTGACCCATTTCCCCATGCGACACCACGCGGCAATAGTCCACGCAGTTGGGCGATGTAGTCAGAAACCGTCCTCATGGCAGTGTTGACCATGTGATTGCGCCAAGCGACACAAGTTGGCCTGGTGCTGATACGACATTGGCGGAAGGGCTGTTCAGCACATGATCTGTCTCGCCCTGAGCCAAGCTGATTGCCTCATTGATGCGTGACAGCAGCAGTGTTCCGCCGGGTTCAGCATCACGGAAAATCAGGTCTTGCAGTTCAGCGGTAACAGCCGCTTGAACAGAGGCGTTGTTTGGCTTTATTGCGATATTAAAGTTCAGCGGGGCATTGGTCGGAGCAAAGACATACACATCAGCCGTCACTGGGCGACGATCAAGAATGTATGACTCAACAGCAGAGACTTCGCCAGCGTCTGGGTAGATTGACGCATCACCGTCGCGTACGAATCGAACCGTGACAGTGCCCGGTCCCATCTCTTTGGGATAGACCCATGCGCGGGTAACGCCAGCGACAGACAGTGCCCATGCGCGGTAGTCGTAGTCAGCCCCGCCCTGTGGTGGATTGCCAATGCGAGCCAGCAGCCGAGCGCGCAAGGCGTCATCGCTTTCAACATCGGCTCCGCCTGTAATGGCAATGACCTGAGCAACGGCATTGATGCCAGCAGATGGGCTAACAAAAGACAGCGTGACAGTGTTGTCGGCATCACCCGTACTGCCAGCCAGAACAGCCGTGACAGATGCTGTGATGCTGCCGCCCATGGGGATAGTGAATGTTGAATTGATTGCGTACTGAACGCCATCGGCGCGCTGCAAAATCGCACCTGCCAATGCCTGAGCGCCAACCGATCCGGAGACTGTGATTGTGCCAGTGGACTGAGCTCCGCCAAGGCGGAAGATGCCCCATATATTAGCCCATCGGTTAAGATACTCAGACTCAGCGGTGTCGGGAATGATCTGGCGAGAAACCCAATCAATGTGACCATGCAGCAGGTGAGACGCGCCAGAAAGCATGCGCATGATTACGCCAAGAACTGATCGCCGAAGAACTGTTCCGACAGTACCCGTCAGACGGCTGGCTGCATCAGCCAAGTTACGCCTAATAATTTCGTCAAGTGTTGGGCGTGTGAACGGCATAAAATGCCCCGTCAAGTGCTATTCGTCGGATTTTAACATTTATTAGCCAGAGATAACAGTAGCAGATGCTGAACGCAATGCCTGTTGCTCCCACGCGTAATCAAATCGAAAATCCACGCTATCGCCAGTTGGTCGATAGATTTCAATGCGAATAAGCATAACGCCGGACGATAAATATTCAGTAGTCACTGTGACTTTTCTGGCGATCTTGTCGCGCACCATCCAAGCAAGCGATTGCTCACAGTAATCACGCGCCTGATTTAGTACACGATTGACTCGCTTTTCACGACGCAATAGCCAAAGTAGCGAGCCTGTTTGATCGCCATCGTCAGTGGAAAAAGTGTCCCCCCAGAACCCACGCGGATTCTCTGTCTCGTCTGTCAGCTGCTCTGGCAAGCAGCGAGCATCAGTGAACAGCGAGACAATTACCGCAGATTCAAGGCCATCATCGCGATCAAGGTCAAATCCAGCCAGCACAAGATCGCCGCCGTTCTGTGTCATTTCAAGTCTAATGTCGGTCACGATGGTACGCTCGTCGGGTTGCCTGGTGCTGCTGAAATATGGGTATGCGTGCTGCCTATATTCACGCCGTTATTTGTAACTGTCCCATTTATAACTGTATCACCGTTCAATGTAATCATTTGCCCGTTGATCTCGATTCCATCTCGCTTGATGATAACCGATTGCCCCTGATCATCATGCAATGCGACCTCGCCTTCTTCAAGTCCAGTCAGGCGATATCTCTTATCAGCGGCAACAATAACGACCCCATGACCACGGTCGCCATTCAATGACAGAACAATTGCCTCAGCACCAGCACGCGGTACGCTGCTAATGCCATATTCTTGCATGCGCTCAATGGCCGAGTAGACCTCGCCCTTCAGTATCTCCACCTGCATCGTCTGCGTCTTAGTCGCGTCATTCACAAGGCGCACAACAGCACGCGATACCATCAAGCGGATGCGTCGCGCCAATGGATCAATCAACTGCCTCATGCCGCACCCCACGGATTGCCTGTTGTGTCGGATGCCTTGCGCTTAGGCTGCTTAACAGGCTCAGAGCGATACGCGTCAGGGCTAGATAGCGTTAAGGTCGTCACCGTGCCGGACTGCGACTTGTTAAAACTTACGCCAGACACCAGCATCACGCCATTAATCTGCAACCATGGCGCAAACACCTGCACCAGTTCGTTGACATCCCAAAGCCTGCCGCCTTCAATCTGACGCCAGCCTTGAACGGTGATTGATGCCGAGACAGCGCGACCGGTGCGCACCGTTTTTTCCCATATCGCCCGAGTGCGAGCAGTGGCAAGCGTAGTTTGCCCGTCTGCAATAACCAGCAATGGGCGGTAGCGCTTGATGCCAGAATCCGTAAACTCAGCTTCAATGTGAGCCGACGACTCGGCATCGTACTCATCCGTTGCGCCCGATGACTGGCCTTTCACGACATATCGACTGAACCGCTGCGAGTTATCCAATGTGCCGGACGCGCTCAAGATATTTTGACCGGAAACCAACGCGGCCTGTGCGGGCGTATTTCCGACACTTGTCAGAATTAACGAGCCAAGGCCGTCAGAGTACGCTAACACCCCGCGCTGTCGGCAGTGTCGCTCAAGCGCATTCCAAGACTGCTCGCCGTGTTCTAGCTTGATCAGCGGGAATGAAGTTCCTACATCCGACAGCACGCGAACGCCTATTCCGTAGGGTTTTGCCAGCGTCTGAGCTAGTTGCG